GAACACCGGCAACATCATCAACACGCTCGGCACCGACGCGAACGCCAAGGCCACCGTCGAGCTGGCCAAGGCTGACGTGACGGAGTTGGGCGAGTAATATGCTGCGCGCCACGCACATCAATTACCTACACCCCAAGCACCTGCGCGTCGAAGATGGCGAGCAGCACCTTGGCTGGAATGCCGCGAAAGGCTTCCACATGGTAGAAGCGGTGTGCGTGGCTCCCAGCTGCTCTAGCTATGAAAAGTTAAACAAACCCGGCCTTCCGACTTATCCTCGTGTAAGGCGAACCGGGAAAAGGGAGGCCGTATATCAGATGATGCGGAACTTCGTTTAGATGGCCCCGCCGTCTGACTTCCGCGAAATGGTGGTCAAACGGCGGGATGCGTGCGTCAAGTTCAAGGACGGCAAGCCGGCGAGAGATCGCAAGCAGGCCTTGGACTTCTACAACGGCAAGAATCTCGACGCTTATGGAGATAGTGGCGACGGGCTCAGTACCGTTGTCAGCCGTGACGTGATGGAGAGCATTGAGAGCGTCATTCCTCCGCTGGTGCGCCCGTTCGTGGCTGGCGAAGAGGTGGTGACGTTCGATCCGGTCGGCGATGAGGACGAGAAGGCCGCGCGTCAGGCCACCGAATACGTCAACCATGTATTTCGCCGGCACAACAACGTGCTGTTCATGGTCGAGACCTCGCTGAAGGACGGCCTGCTGTTCCGCCTGGGCGTGGCCAAAACGGTCATGGAAGAAGAGGAAGGCGAGCCCGAGACCTACGACGGCATGGACGAGAGCCAGCTTATGGCCCTTCAAATGAAGGCTCAGAGCGAAGGCCGCGAACTGGCGGGCGATATCACGCAGGACCCTGCGACCGGCCTGTACGGGGCTGTGCTGGCGCCCAAGAAGCTGAAGAAGTTCCGCGTTCACGTCATCGCGCCTGACGAGTTTCTGTACGAAGAGCGCTTGTCCCGCCTCGATCAGTCCACGTTCCTAGGGCACAGCAAGACCGCGATGCTCGCCGACGTGATCGCGATGGGCATTGACGAGAAGAAGGCCAAGAGTCTGCGATCGGGCAAGCCCACCGAAGAGCAGGACGCTCGCTATGCCGACGAGGACAGCAGCAACGAAGACAGCGAGTGGGATGACGACGATCTAGCGCGTCCTGTGCAGATCGATGAGTGCTATATTCGCTGCGATTACAACGGCGATGGTGTGCTGGAGTGGCGCAAGGTCATCTTGGGCGGCGCGCAGAAGATGCTTCTGTCCGACGAGCCGGCAGACGGCCATCCGTATTCGACATGGACGCCGGTGCCGATGAGCCACAAGCTGGTCGGGCTCAGCATGTACGACATGACCCGCGACGTGCAGATCCAGAAGACGGCCTTGCAGCGCGAGCAGTTGAACAATCTGTATCTGGTGAACCGCCCGCAGCGTGAGGTGGTGGACGGCCAGGTTAATATCGACGATCTGCTGAACCCGGCGATCAACGGCATCGTGCGCGTCAAGCAGCAAGGCATGATCACGCCGCTGGTTACGCCGTTCGTGGCCGCTGAGACGTTCGGCATGATCGAGTATCTGGATGGCGTGCGTGAGGCCCGCACCGGCGTCACTCGCTACAACCAGGGTATGGATGCCAACTCGCTGAACAAGACAGCGACAGGCATGAACATCATCTCGAATAACAGCCAGCAGCGCCAGGAGCTTGTCGCGCGGCACTTCGGTGAGTTCCTCAAGGACGTTTTTACCAAGCTGCTGCATCTGGTGCGCCAGCATGCGGATCCGGCGGATGTTGAGCGCCTGTTGGGTGAGTTCGTTGAATGGCCGACCGAATACGACGCCACTGTGTCCGTTGGCTTGGGTACGAACAACAAGGATCAGCTCGTTGCGCACCTCAATGCGCTGATGCAGATCGACCAGCAGATCATCCAGTTGCAACAGGGCCTGCAGGGGCCACTTCTCACTGCACCGAACGTCTACGAGAAGCTGAAGCGTCTATGCGAGGCTATGGGGCTCAAGGGCGACGGATATTACACCGATCCCAGCAAGCCGCCGCCTCCCGGCGCGCAGCCTCCGCAGCAGAAGGAGCCGCCACAGGATCCGCTTGGCGAGGCCAAGATCAAGGCGCAGACTGAGATCGGCAAGGCCCAGATCAAGGCCGGAACCGATGTCCAGATTGCCGGCATGAAGCAGGCCATGCAGCCACAGGCTACAGCTGATGCCGACTGAACGGTTCAGCATCCCGCGCGATCTGGTCGCAGGTTACAAGCAGGGCTCGGCGCCAGCATGGTATGCGCTGGCGGTTGTGTCGCTTGGGTCGGATGGTGCAGAGGGCGCGCCGCTTACCGCAGGAGCCGATCGCAGCGGAACGGCACAGACAAGTGCTGGAGTGTTGGCGCCCGCGAATGCATCCCGGCGCAGCTTGGACGTGCAGAATGTCGGCACCGGCAACATCGGCATCACCGAGAACGATGCCGATCCCGTAATTGGGCAGGCGGGGACGTACACGATTGCGCCTGGCGGTAGTTTCAAGGTGCGAACGAACCGCCAGGTCAAAGTTATCGCCGCGACTGCTGGAACGCCATATACGGCGACGGAACTGTAGCTATGGGCGAAGTCAGCAACCCGGGCATGACAGCTGCGCAAGTCGCGGCGATCATGCCGCAACCCGCCAGTGCGGCGCCGCCGCCGGTTCAAGTCGATAGCGCCAAGGGTGACGTTTCCCGTTACGCTCTAGAGAACCACACGCATGAGAGCCGCTTACAGGCACGACGCATGCAACTGGTTTTCGACGCGAACGGCGAGGCTATTTACACGTTTCCGAAGGCTTATGCGACCGGCGTTGTCCCGATCGTTCAAGTGACGGCCGAAAATACGCGGGGGGCGTCTTACCGCTACGACGCGACGATCAAGCAGGATTCGACCAGCGCTTCGCAGACGACGGTTATCCTGTCGAAAACCCCGCGCACGCTGACGGCTTCCGTTTTGGGCGCCGTGCTGAATGTGTTCACCAATCCTGCCGATACGGTCTGGATCAACATCATGAGTAGGGCGCCGTCATGAGAAAAGGTATCGGTGTCGCAGTATCGTGCCAAGTTCCCATTCGCCCGGCGAGGGGCTGACCATGGGCACGAACATCGCTTCCAGCTTCACCCTCGCTGCCACGCCCATGATGGTGGATCTGCGCGAGGAGGAAGAAACCGAGTTTCAGGTGACCGGTCTGTCTGGCGGCGACACAATCGCGGTGACGCGCAGCTTCGACAAGGTAGGCTTTGCTCCCATGATGGTGTTCAACGGGGTGTTCGACTCGTTCACGTCGATTGCTGCGGATCACATCTATTCGTGCCCTGCTGCCGGCTATCTGACGTTCACGAAGACCGGCACGGCATCCACTCCGACGATCTCGGTGCGCCGTGGGTTCTGACAACACGCGCCGGGCTGCTGAAGCCGCACAACTGCTCGACAATCCACTGCTTAACGAGGCGTTCGACAGCGTTCGTTCCGCTGCTGTACACGCGTGGGAGATGACGAAGGCCGATGACACGCAATCGCGCGAGATCGCCTGGCTGACCGTCAAGGTTTTGGCTCGGATCAAGGGCGAATTGCAGTCCATCGTCGATGATGGGCGGATTGCTGCGGCGCGCGTTCAAGCCCCGCTGCGATAGTTCCCGCGCTTAGGCGCACAACACAGGAAATCACCAAATGGTAGATACGGCGACCCCGGAAACGGGACCCGTTGACGCGCCCGCGTCGATCGACAGCGTTATGGCTGAGTTCGAGGCAGGAGGTGAGGCCCCTGCTGATGCTCTGGAGAGCGTCACGCAGGAATTGGTCAATGAAGCCGAAGGGGCAGGCGAAGCCGAAGAGGCACCCGAAACCGAGGACGATGCGACCGATCCCGCCGAAGAGGCTGAGGAACCCGAGGACGGCAACCCGGAAGAGCAGAAGTACACCGTCAAGGTGAACGGCGAAGAGCGCGAAGTGCCGCTCTCCGAACTGCTCAACGGCTACAGCCGAACCGAGGACTACAAGGCAAAGACGGCGGCGGTAGCGGAGGAAAGGCGCACACTGGAGGCCGAACGGTCCCGAGTGGATGCCGAAGCCCGCGCCGAATACGCGAGCCAGCTTGAGCAAGCGACCAACCTGTTTGCCCAGTACGATCCCGTTTTGGCAGAAGCCAGGACGCTCGACTGGGACGCCCTGAAAGCTGCTGACCCAGCGGCATATCTGCAGGCCCAAGATGCCGTGAACGCACGGCTGAATGCCATCCAGCAGATGCAGAGCCAGGTCCAGCAGCACCGCACGCAGGCGCAGCAGCACCAGCAGGCGGAATTGGAGCAGGAGCGTGCAACGCGCTTCGACAACACCGCAGACGAGATCGTGAAGGTTTTTCCCGAACTGGCTGACGAAGCCAAGTTCAAGGAATTTGCCGGCGCGAACATCGACTTCCTGCGGGCTCAGGGCTTCGATCAGCAGGAAATCGCCGACAGTCTCGATCATCGCGTCTTGACGATGGTGGACAAGGCTCGGCGCTGGGATGCCCAACAGGCCGCCCAGAAGTCGCTTCCCGAAAAGAAGATCGTGCCGAAATCGGCGGTCAAGCCGCTGACGACGGACGGATCTGGCTCGCGCGCAACCTCGTCCCGGTTCCCTGCCCGCGCATCGCGTGAGGGCAAGGCGGACTGGATCGCTTCCCAAATTCTATCCGAGGATTAAGGACCATGGCTGTCCCAACCAATACGTTTCTGACGTTCGCCGCAGTCGGCAATCGCGAAGATCTGCTCGACAAGATCACCAACATCTCACCCACCGACGTGCCTTTCACCAGCATGATTGGCGAAACCACCGCCAACGCGACCTATCACGAATGGCAGACCGACGCGCTTGCTGCCGCCGCGCAGAACGCGCAGCTGCAGGGTGACGATGTGACCTTCGCAGCCGCTGCGCCCACTGCTCGCTTGGGCAACCGCACGCAGATTTCCCGCAAGGAAGTCATCGTTTCGGGCACCCAGGATGCCGTCGACAAGGCCGGTCGCAACCGCGAAATCGTCTATCAGATGGGCAAGCGTCGTGACGAACTGAAGCGCGACAAGGAGTTCGTGCTCTGTTCGAACCAGGCACCGGTCACCGGCAACTCGTCGACGGCGCCGCAGCTTCGCCCGCTTTGTGGCTGGTTCGCGACCAACACCGATCGCGGTTCGGGCGGCGCCAATGGCACCACCACGGCAGCGGCCACCGATGGCACCCAGCGTGCCCTCACGCTCGGCATGATCACCACGCAGCAGCAGAACGCATGGACGCAGGGCGGCAAGCCTGGTTATCTGATGTGCGGCCCCAAGCAGCGCCAGAACCTCACCACCGTCATGGGCGGCGCGGCGACCAAGTTCTACGCCGTGGAAGACAAGAAGATGACCGCCACGATCCAGGCGTTCGAAGGCGACTTCGGCTTGGTCAAGATCGTGACCGATCGCTTCATTCGCGGCGCGCAGAGCGGTGCAGACCGGGAGATCTTCCTGCTCGATCCGTCGCTCTGGAATATCGCGCACCTCAAGGGCCGCAAGATGGTCTCCGAGGATCTGGCGAAGACCGGCGATAACGAAAAGGGCATGATGCTCTCGGAGTACACGCTGGAAAGCCTGCAGGAAGCCGGCAACGCGATCATCGCGGATCTGAGCTGATCTACCTGGCGGGGGTTTCGCCGCTCCCGCCATTTCTTTCTCATCGTTGGGAGGTGCGCCATGCCGGATGTTTTCCGCGAGGAATGGCAAGGCGATGTGCGCGTGCGCCATCTACATGATGCCGCCAGCGATACGTTCCACGTCGACTATTGGCAGGACAGCCAGGCTGCTGTCGATCTAGTCGACACGATCAATTCCGAAGGCGCACCGACGCTCGATGGCCTTGGCAAGCCGGTGGTCGAAGTGCCGATCGTGGTGGCCATAGAGTTCTGCCAGGTTCGCGGCATTCCTTGGGAGCGGTTCCTTTACGGCAACGAGTACGACACCGAGTTCAAGCGGTTCGCGCAGGAATACAGCCGGCTTGCCTACCGTTCGGCCAAGAGCGTGCACGCCGTATCATGATCACCAACTATTCCGAGCTTGTCAGCGCTGTGGGCGATTGGCTCGATCGGGATGACCTTGCCTTGCGTTCCAGCACGTTCATCCAGCTTGCGGAGTCGAGCCTCAATCGGAAGCTCGATGACCCGAGCATGGAAGTGGCTGTAACCGGGACCGCCACCAGCGACAGCACGCCTTTGCCGGCAGACTTCGGCGCCATGGTTTCGATTTCGACGGGGAATGGCGATCTCAAGGCGATTGGCGCCGTAGAGTATGCAACCTATCGTCCTGTTTCGGACATCCCGCGCGCTTACGCCATCATCGACAACGCGCTGTGGTTCGCCCCGCGCAATCCGACAACGCCCTACACGCTGGTCTATCGGCGTCGTATTCCGGCTCTCACGGAGACGGCGCCTACCAACTGGCTGCTGGCTCTCGCGCCTGACGTGTACCTGTACGGCGCGCTGCTACAGGCAGAAGCGTTCCTGGCTGAAGATGATCGTATCTCGCTCTGGAAGGCGGCATTTGACGAAGCAGTTTCCGAACTGATCACGGACGGAGCGAAGCGCAAATGGGGGGCGGGGCCGATCGCGCCTCGCATTCGCCGCGCATGAAGCTGGTCTTTGGTGACTTTCTTCCCGATCTAACCGAGTACGGCGCGCCAGGGGTGTCGGAAGTGCTGAATCTGTACCCCACGTCATCGGGCTATCGTCCAGTCGGCCAGTTCACGCCGCATTCGTCCAACTTCCCCGGCATCTGCCGTGGCTCAAGCGCGTTCATTGCGCCATCGGGCCGCGTGGTGCTGATCGCCGGCACTGCCACCGCGCTGTACCGCAAGACGCTGACGGGATGGGAGGCAATTCGCTCAGGTTACAGCATGCCGACCGGCACGCGCTGGAGGTTCTGTCAGTTCGGGCCGTTTGCCATCGCCACCAACGCGATCGACGAGATGGTGCGGATAGATCTTGAGGACGACACCACTAGCCTTCTCGGCGGCGACCCGCCCAAGTTCCAAGCGCTGGCCACCGTCAGCAACTTCGTGGTCGGCACGCAGGCTGATGGCGCCGTAAATCAGATCGCATGGTCAGGCGAAAACGACGCCGAGTGGTGGACGTTCGCACAGCGCAAGTCAGACTATCAGGAGTTTCCAGACGGCGGTGAGATTACCGGCATCGTCGGTGGCGAGATCGGCCTGATTTTGCAGCGCAATGCCGTCCGGCGCATGGCCTATGTAGGCGGCAACGTGCTGTTCCGCTTTGACAAGATCAGCTCAAATGTTGGCTGTGCTTCGGTGCATTCGGTCGCGCAGCACGGCGAACTGGCCTTCTGGTACTCGCACACCGGTTTCAAGATGTGGGATGGCTCGCAGATCCGGCCCATCGGGTTCGAAAAGGTCGATCGGGCGTTCGGGTCGCTTTACGGTCAAATCAACCTCAACGACATGTCGACCGCGATCGATGGTCAGCGCGGCACGGTGTGCTGGTCGACCGGGCGCAAGATGTGGCTGTACAACTGGCTGCTCGACAAGTGGACGGTCATCAACCAGGCGGCAGAGATCGTCACGTCGCGAGAGACGCAGGCGCCGGGTCTCGACGAACAAGATCCTGAGATCGGCTCGGCTGACGATGTGATCGACACTTCCGGGCTCGATACGCTCGACGCCGCTCGGTACAAGATCGGCGACCCGGTGTTCTACGTGTTCAATGGCCCCGCGCTCGGCACGTTCAACGGAGTCAATATGAGCGCCAGGGTCGTCGGACGCACCATGGAGGTGGTCGAAGGTCGCGATGCTCGTATACGGCGCATCCGCCCGATGACCGATGCCACCAGCGGGATTACGGTCCGGCTTGAGGCTCGGCAGAAGTTGGGCGATGTCCCAGTGCGACGCGACTTCAACACTCTGCAGGCGAGCGGAGAAATGCCAGTCCGGTCGCGTGGGCGTTTCGTGCGCGCTCGCATTGAGATCGCCGAAGGTGCGGCATGGAGCTATTTGCAGGGCGTTGACGCGACGCTTGATGTGGGAGGCCGGCGATGAGCCAGCTATACGCCTACATCTCGACCAAGCAGACAGCGGACCCGTACGTTCCGCCTCAACCGTCGACGCTACCGACCCTCTCGCGTGACGTATCCGATGGCTTCTACGCGCTGCAAGGCGGTTACGTGCGGGTTGGACAGCTTGCGTTCTACCCGGTGCAGAAGTCTGTGCCGTTCCATCTGCTATGCGACGGCTCGGAAGTGCCGAAGGTGTCGTTTCCGGAGTTGTTCGAGTACCTAGGGGATAGCCAAGGCACGGCGAGCGATCCGCTTAATTTCGTGCTGCCCAACTTCGTCGGCGCGATCGAGCCCGCAACGGTGGTGGTGCCCGAAACGGTAGAGGCAGGCACGGTTACGTCTGAGCCGTCTTCTGAAGGGACAGGACAAGCCGGCGGCTCTACCAATCCGGCTGTGACCAGCGGTGGACGCCCTCCGGGGCGCTATGCGCGCGAAGTCAGCACCGAATGAACTTCGGCTACGTTCCGCCACCTTATGGCCCTCTGTGGCCCGCTGTGGAGGAGTTGCTGGACAAAGCTGTGCGCTGGGGCGGTAACGACTGGAGCCAAGTGAAGTCCGATCTGGCCGATCACAAGGCCCAGCTTTGGCTTACGGTCACTGATCGCCCGATTGTGGCTCTTGTGACCCGGATGGACGGCGACACGCTTGAGGTGTGGCTGGTCGGCGGCGTGGTTTTGGCCGGATCGGTGAAGTTCTTGGAAACGGCGATTGCAGCAGCCCGCGAAGCTGGCGCGACGAACGGACGCATCATCGGCCGCAAGGGCTGGAAGCGAGTGCTGGAGCCCTATGGCTGGCGGCAGGATGGCGATTGCCTGGTGAAGGACTGGATCTGATGGGCAAGAAAAAGACCGTTCAGAAGAACGATCCATGGGCGCCTGCTCAGCCGTATATTCTCGACAATCTGCAGCAGCAGTCGGACGTGTTCAAATCGACACAGCCACAGCTTGAGCAGTTCGCTGGCATGCAGCGCGATACCTACGGCCAAGTGGCTCCCGGCGCGCAGCAAGGCATCATGGGCGCGCAAAGCCTCGTCAATAACAACCTCTCAGGCGCCAATCTCAACGGCAATCCGTATCTGGATGCCATCATCAGCCAACGCAATCAGGACATCGCCGGCACGGTCAACGATCAGTTCAGCACGGCGGGGCGGTTCGGCTCAGGCCAGCATGCGGCAATTCTGGCGAACGAACTAGCCAAGGCTGACGATGCGCTGCGCTACCAGAATTACGGCGCCGAACGGGGCTATCAGCAAGACGCGATCGGCCAGGCGGGCAATCTGATGCAGGGCTCGCAATCCTTGCTCAACAACGCCGCCGAACTGCCGTGGATTGGCGTTCAAGCATCCAACGGAGCAGTGCGTCAGGCCAGCAGTGGGTACGGCACGCAGACGCAAAAGCAGAGCGGGGGGCTAGGCTCGATGCTCGGCGGTATCGTGGGTGCCGGCCTGTCCGGTTGGGCGGGCGGCGGCTTCAAGGGGGTCTGACATGGCAATCGGCTTTCGCCCTAAGCTCGGAATGGGCTTGCAGGACATGGCGATGGGTAGGACCCCGCCCTATGCTCCTTCGACCACAGTGCGAGACTATACGCCCACAGCCAGCACGCTCGATCCGAACACGAAAAAGACCGGATTTCTCGGCGAAGGAGGGTTTGGCCGTATTCTAGCCGGCGCAATCGGTGACGGGCTGTTGCAGAATGCGGGCATGGCCCCGGTCTATGCGCCGATGCAGCAACGCAAGCAGCAGATGGCGCAGGAAGAAGCACAGTGGTCGCGTAGGCAGACTGCGGAGAGGCAAGCGAGCATGGCCGATTGGCAGGCCAAGCAGGGATACGAAGCCGCGCATCCCAAGCCCTACCGCTTCCAGGACAACGCGGGCAATGTCGTCGAGCTTGGCCCCGACGGCCAGCCCAAGACGCTGTTTACGGACCCCACTCCCAAGATCAACTATCAGCGCGTGAACAATCCGGACGGCACATTCACGATGGTTCCGATGCCGCTGGGCGGAGTGCCTGCAGCACCGCCAACCGCTCCGGTCGGTAAGCTCACGCCAATGGGAGGCGGCGCTGGCAACGGCGCCGGCAACTTTCCAAGGCGCTAACTTCGACGCGTTCAAGCAGGCGATCATCGGACAAGAGACGGGCGGGCGCTACGGCATCGCCAATACGCAAGGCTCAGGCGCGATGGGGATCGGTCAGGTCATGCCTGATACGGCGCGAGCATTGGCGGCTCGGGTCGGCCTACCTTACCGCCCTGATCTGATGGCCGGCGCGCACCCGGAGGCCAAGGCGTACCAGGACAAGATCACCAACGCAGCGTTGCAGGAAGCATGGAACGCGGGTGGTCAAGGCCGCGATCCGCGCACCTCGGCGATGTATTATCACGGCGGCTCCAATCGCAAGATTTGGGGCCCGAAAACGCAGCGTTACGCTGACGAAGTTCTAGGCAGGATTGGACGTAGCTGATGCCGCAAGCGCGCGACGAAGCCGGCAACATCTGGGAAACTGACGCACAGGGTAATCCTGTGCGCCTCGTCCAAGCCGCTGGCGGTTCAGCGCCGATGACCTTTGGTGCGCCTGATCCAACGATCGCCCGTAAGGAAGCGCGCGCGAGTTCGGCTGATGCGCGTTCGGCTGCTGCCGATGCCCGCGCTGCTGCTGCTGCAGACCGGAGTGCGCGAGAGTTTAACGCTACGCACAACGCGGACGGCTCGCCCAAGGACAGCGCGACGAAGCTGGCCAACATTCCAGCTGGTGCCGCGACGGGCATCCAAGAGAACCTGAAGACGCTGCGCGCGCTGGATGAAGCCATCGCCAGCTTGAAGAAGCGCCCGCAGTCGATCGGCACCGGCACCGGCGCCCTGGGCGATACCTTCACGCAGTGGAATGACCCTGAAGGCACCGGCACCCGTTCAGCGATCGGAGCCGTGGGCGCGTACAAGATCCACGATCTGTCCGGCGCTGCTGTGTCGGCTTCGGAGGCGCCTCGCTTCACCCCGTTCGTGCCGACCGTCACCGATCGTCCGGAAGTAGCGCAGCAGAAGCTAGAGCGGTTTCGGGCGGAGCTTCAGGGACAGATCCGGGAGTCGGCAGACTTCTACACGCCGGCCAATGGCTATCGCCCGTACAAGACGCCTGGGCTCGATACGGCGCTTGGCGGGAGTGAAGCGCAGCAGCGCGCGGATAACGAAGTTCCTGGGCAGGCGAATGGTGCGCCGCTCAAGGCCGGCACCGCTCCCGTCGATCCTGGCGCGATGCCTCCCGCCAACTCTTCAGGCGGCGGTTTGCCTCCCGCTCCCGGCGGTGGCACGCCCATGACAATCGCAACGGGCGCCAACCGCTCCATCGGCTCAGATCGGCTTAACGCCCAAGTCGACGCGATGATGAATGCCGGCGCGTCGAAAGCGATGATCGATACGGTGCTGAAGCAGCAAGGCTTCCCCCCGATCAGTCCATCCAGTTACTCGGCTGCGACAGCGTGGATGAAAAAGAACCCTGGCGAGAAGTATTTCGGCGCCAACGTGACGCGGGATGAGCCTAACAGCCTATTGGCGCAAGCTGCTGCAAACCCTGCCGGTTCATTCACGGCACAGATGGCCGACGCTGCGACTGCTGGCACCGTTGGCGCACTGGCAGGCGACAAGGGGCGTGGTGCACTCGATGCGATGGACCAGACGCATCCCGACGCTTCGATGGCCGGGTCGATCATTGGCGGCATCACAGGCGCAGGGGCGGCGGAGGCGGGCATTGCAGCACGTGCGCCTGGCGCCTTGGCGCAATACGCTCCGCGCCTCGCGGACGCTGTGTACGGTGGCCTCTCGGGTTTTAACGGCGCGGCGGACGGCCAGGGCCTGCAAGGTGCGGCGATGGGAGCTGGCCTCGGCGTGGTTGGTGGCGCCGTAGGCGAGCGCGCGATGAACACAGCCGGATCTCTGGTCCGTGGTGTCCGTGATCCAGCAGTCGACTATCTGCGCGCTCGCGGCATCCCGCTCACTGTCGGCCAGATCGCCGGCCAGGGCGGCGCACTTGGGCGCGGCGTCAAGAAGATCGAGGATGCGCTGACCAGCATTCCTGGAGTGGGCAACGTCATTGACGCTCGCCGACGCGAGGGTGTGCAGGGCTTCAACCAGGCGGCATTCGACATCGGCGCTGAAACCACCGGCAATCAGGTGCAGGACTATGGCGCGGCGGGCCTTGGCCAATTGCGTGATGCTGTCGGCAACGCTTATGATCGCGCGTTAAACCCGGTCCGGATCAACGCCGCAGAGCCGCAGTTCGGACGCGATATTGGCGATGTTGTGAGCAACATCGAGGGCATTCCCAATGTGAACGGCGCTCACGACGCCGCCATGGCCGGCTTGCGCGCTCGGGTCGACGGGGCAATCGACCCTGCTACCGATCAGATGACGGGACGCAACTTCCAGGAAGCTTACCGTGGGCTTGCTCGGACCGGTCGTGAGCGTGCCAACGGCGACTATGGCCATGAGATCGGTCAGGCCATGCGGCAGGGGCAGGACGCCCTAGCGGGAGCGCTGGAGCGTCAGAACCCCGGAGCGTATCAGGGCTTTGTCGACGCCAACCAGGGCAACCGCCGCATGAACGTGCTGGCGCAGGCGGTCGATGCAGCGAAGAACCAGGAAGACCAGTTGTTCACGCCTGCCCAGCTAAACCGTGCCGATGCCCAATCAGCCACAAGGCTGACAGGCCGGGTAAACTCTGCGACGGGCAATCGCCCCTTCGCCGAGTTGGCGCAAGCCGGCCAGGACGTTTTGCCGTCGAAGCTGCCCGATAGCGGCACCTCAACGCGTGCCATGACCGCGCTTGCTCTCGGAAGTCTTGGAGGCGGCGGCGTTGGCGCTCTGACAGGCGGTACGAATGGCGCGCAGACCGGGACCGGTGTTGGTCTCGGCGCTACCCTGGCGTTGATGCTCGGCGGTACGCGTGGCGCTCAGCGCGCGGCGGAACGGCTACTTGTGGACCGTCCAGACCTTGCCATTGCGATCGGGAACGGCCTCCAGCGTAACGCCCGCATAGGGGGTGGCGTCGGTGCGGGAACGAGCCTTGGGCTTGGTCTTCAGAACCTGGTGGCTGGGGAATAGCCCCGCCTTTTTAAGCACGCAGACCGTCACGCCTTTCAGGGCGCAAATCCAGAAGATTTCAGTGAGTGTCATCGGGCGCCGATCATAGGCTTTCCCGGTCGCTGCGCAATTGGAGAATGCAATGGCCTTCAAGGACTACCCCCTTGATCCTGCCGCTGTGGATAGCATCGGTGACGGCATTTATGTCGGGCCGAACATGGCGCGCAACGATGTGCGTCCGGCGCTCCAGCAGCTTGCCGCTGACGGCCATGCGCTGTTCGATTACGTCAACCAGATCCTGCAACAGATTTATGGGACAATTTACTCCAGCGTGGCTGCGGGTCTGGCAGCAACTGCCTCGGGCGGGCTGTTCCTCGTTCGCAACTCCGATGGCACGGTCACGCTATATCTGGACCAGGGCGGCGAGGCGGTAGAGCAAGTCAGCCTCGCAACCACCAGCATGATCCCGGTGCGTCCTGCGCGCTCGCTGGGCCGGGTGTCGGCTGCGATGGCGCAGGGTGCGACAACCCGCATCATGTGCCTGGGCGATAGCGTCACCGATGGCCTGGGTACGACTGGATGGGTCGCTGATCACAACGCGCATGTCGGCGATCCCGCGTATGATCCGCCGCACGCCTGGCCGCAGGTGCTTGAAGATTATCTGCGGGCGACGCTGCGCAACGGCAACATCACTGTCTGGAACGGCGGCTTTTCCGGCCAACCCACCGTGTGGATGCTGGACAATTACGACTCGATCGTAGCTCCGATGGGCTCGCTGGACGTGGTGATCATCAACTCGGGCCTGAACGACGAATACATCGCAGGCTACTCCGCCGCATCGTATCTGGCCAACAAGCTGGCGCTGGTGAAGAAGATCATCGCCCGAGGTGCTGTGCCGGTCCTCACCTCCGTCGACGTGATGCAGCAGATGGGCGGAGCGATCGGCGACGGCCTTGCAAACCGGCAGAACGTGCGCGCTTCCAACGAGATGGCGGTCATCGATCGCGGCATTGCGCAGATGTTCGGCATTGAGTTCTGGGACATGCACGCTGCCCAGCTGGACCACTACCACTCGAACCGCGATGGCATTGCTGGCAAGATCGGAATTGTGCAGCCCGACAATCTGCATGGCGGCGATCACCACCATGCTTTCAAGGCAAGCTACGCGCTCAAGATGTTGGCGCCGGGCCGGGTCATGGATTTGCCGGATGGTCGGCCTAGTGCGTTGTTCCCATGGGAAGGCCCTGCTGGCCTACTGTTCGGCGGTGGCGGTACGGCGGGCGCGCAGATATTCCACTCTTCCAACGCGCAGCCTGGCAGCAACGTGCAGGCGCACTATCCGACGATCCCTGCCACTCCCGACCGGCTGCTTAGCGCGTTGGTGTGGAATCCCGGCCCTGCCACGGCACTGTTCGCCGGCCATATCGGCGGTGCCGGCAATGGCGCGACCGGCATGCGCTTCAAGGTCTACGGCCTGAGCTATTCCGGCCTGACACTCAACGATACCCTGACGCGCGGCGACGGTATGAGCTTCGCCGCCAACAATGCGGGGCTTGGCGGGTCGGACGAAAAGCAGTTCGTGTGCATGCTCGCCCACGGCTTGAACCACGTTGAGTTCCGTGAGCCGACTGCGCTGATCTCGGGCGGCGTGGGCGACGTGTTCCCGCCTGTGCTGAAGTTCTTTCCCAACTATGCTCACGCGCCCTCCAGTGGGGCAACGTACACCAACCTTGCGGGCGCTGCCGGATCGAGCGGAGAGCTTCTGTGCGAAGCTGGCGGATTGTTCTCGCCGCCAGGATCGGGTGTGTTCGGCTTTTACCCGACCGCCGACAAAGCGGATGCCCGTAATTTGCTGACGTTCGGCGCCTCGGAGGCAGCGGCTACCGTGTTCCTGTGGGAAGCGACGCTGCCCAGCGGGTTCGGCCTGCTGTTCAACGATGGCCCATTGTGGACGACCGACCCGACGACTGACACGGGCGCTAACCAGCGCGCGGCCAATTACCTGTACCGGCCTGGCGCTGCTGCTGGCGTAACGTCACAAGCGCTGATCTGGGGGCTCGCACACTACAGCCCAAAGATCGCGCAGTCGGAAGCCAATTTCGACAGCAAGATCGAAGGCACCGCTTTCGACTGGGGGGCAACGGGCCGTGTCGATCTGCTGGTTGAGATGTGGCGCGATAGTGTCGCCAGCCCTGCAACCCAGCGCCTGCGCGTCAAGCTGCTCGACGGCACAGTGGTCATGGATGCCACCCGAGCCATCACTGGCCGGGTTGGCACCTGGGGCGGCGCGATCGGCGGAACGCTAGTAGGCGACCGCCCAACGACCAACCAAGCCCGCGTTCTCAACCGGTGTCACCTTGTCCAGATGATCGGGTGAACAAGTGTGGTCCTCATCTTCGCTACCGGCCCACTGACGGTCCATAGCGCAACCGCGGCAGGCGATTTGCTCGCCTGATACGGCGCTCGAAGTAAGCCGCTTAAACCATGAGATTAGGTGTTTCACCAGCGTGCCGTACGCGCCCGCTCGCGTGCCCGCAACATCCATTTTTGGAGCTATCCGAATGACCAGCACGACTGCTCGGGCCGCGCTTGCCTACGCCAAATCGGGTAAAGGCGCCGCCTCCTCGGCCACGGCGGGCTCGCCGTTGGCGGGGCAGGTAGACCCATCACGGCGCTTTAGTGATCGTTATTCCTGGAAGCGAGGCGCTACTACGCCGCTGTTTACTAATGCCTCACAGGCGCCGGGATACGCCCTTGCCAGCATCTACTGGTTCGCCCCATTTCCACTTTACAAGTACGTGTCAAATCCGATTGCTAAGTACATCGCGCCGTACAGTACGGACCACGATAGCGGCCAGGGTGGCATCAGTCTTGCATTGTGTGGCGATCCCGCGAAGGACAGTGATCGGCCTTTGGGCCCATGGTCGCAATATCAACCGCCCTCCGGCGTCGGCAATCCGGTGCTGCCAGGGGCTGTGTTCGTTGACAGGCGCGTCGCGACCGGCGTCAGCCCGCAAACAGGTGCCGCCGTCACCACCATCAACGATGCGGCGGGGCAGACCGAAACGCCATCCATTATTTGGGACAGCAAGATCGGTGGCCCGCGCATGTTCTACCAGCAGATCAACGGCGCGTGGACCCCGCCGAGCGGCGTCGAGACCGCCTCCTACGCGGGGCAGTGCACGCTCTCCTGCGTGAGCATGGACGGCGGGCGGACTTGGACCAAAGATCCGAACTTCATCATCGACCATCTGCCTGGATACCTCGGTGTCGGTGGCCATACGGGCTACTTCAACACGTTCCAGGTGAACGATCGATGGGAAGCCTACCATCTTGTGCGCGACACCAACCGCTCCACTTTCGGGCTGTCTCATGCGATAGACGGCGGCAGCGAGTGGTCACGCGACTACCGCGAGCTTGGCCTCTACATGCATGTCGTGCCGCGTCCTGACGGCGTGCGCCGCTTCATCTCCTGGAACCATTGTCAGGTGGTTCGGATGAAGGATGGCCTCAAGCTGATCGGTATTGCCTCGAACTTTTCCTCGGGCAGCACGCCCAAAGATGCGCGGATTATCATGGCCCCGATCGCCGACGATCTGCGCACCATTACCGGACCTGTCGAAATCATCTGGTCACCGACTTTGGCCTGGGAGAGCGGCGATCTTCGCAGCGTCAATATCATGGTCGATTATGGCGTGATTTACGTGTTCTATCTCTGCAAGACCTTGGCCGGGGCGCAGAATGTGGGGGTGCTGACCTATGGCGTTTAAGGCAACGCACGACGCCCAAGGGCGCTTTCTCTACAATGGTCGCACCGAGCGTAAACGCCGGTGGGACGTGCTCGATGATACGACTTTACCGTCTTGGCTGAGCCTGTCTGGGACTGGTGGATCGGTCAGCGTCGTGCCGATTGGCACCACTCCAGGGGAAGGCTATTGCGAGTTCGCCAACTCGACAAGCGGCGCAACCGCTCGTTTGGACATGGTGTTCGGCTCTACTGGCGGTGTTCACCTCGACAAATTCGAGGAGATCATCATGAACATCTACGATCTTCGGGTGCTGCAGAACTCCAACGCAGGTTCCGATCTAGGCTCTAACCTGTCGTTCCGCATGGGCGTTTTTACGTCACCGGGTAGAGGCTTTTTCTACGAGCAATCGGGCAACACCCGCAAGTCGCGCCTCTACAGCTTCAATGGCTCGAACAACATCGAGAATAAGCTGGCCGAAAACGGAACGGACGGTTCGGGCGGGTTCGTCATCAACGATACTGGCTTCGTCGGCATGAGCATGAAGAACTTGGGCATTGTCGCGCGTCGAGATCGCTCGCCAGGCGGCGGCGGACGGCTTTACGTCAACAGCGGAACGCTCGACTCCATCCATGACGTGCTGGAGGTTCCCACAGCTGCCTGGCCCACGGCTCAGGCCGGGGTGTGCTTGGAGATCACCAATCACAACGGCCAGCTTGCCGGCATCCGCTTTTCTGCGCTCGAACTGATCTTGAGGAGTGGCTGATGCCCACCACCCCGCATCTGATCGGAGGGGAAGCCCTCAACCTAAAGGAGAATACCCATGGCCAAACCACCGAAGCCGCCTACCCCAACGCCGACCGAAGCGCCACAGAAGCCCGTCGAGCCGATCGCGCCGACTGATGGCTAAGCCGCCCAAGCCGCCGCAGCAGAAGCCCAAGCCAAAGCCCTCGCGTGGATGAATGGCTCCTCTGGCTAGTAGCGCTTGCCGCGTGCGTGCCTGCCTACAAGGGCGATCGCACGGCAAGAGCGCTATTGGCCAGTCTGGTCTACTCGGAAGCGCTGTGCCTGTCGGGATTGCCGTTCAATCCGTTGTTCTGGGGCATGGCTGACTTGCTGGTGCTGGCGGCGATCGAGCGGCCCTACATGACCCGACGCGACGAGATCATCGCCGCCTTATTCATCCCGGCTTGGTTCTCATACTGCCTGGATCCGCAGCAACTCTATCGAGTGGGGATGACCGTGGTGATTGCGCAATTTCTGCTGGTGCTGATCCCGCCCCGGCTTCTTTCTCGGCACCCGTTAGCGATATGATCAGTTACGCGCTCGCCGAGAACGTCATCCCGGTCAAGGTCACCAGCGGCAGCTTCACACCCACGACCTACTCGCTCTGGGCGATCTTCGCTGCCTGCGTGTACCTCATCATCAAGATGCGGCCGGCGATGAAAAAGCTGCAGATGGAGCAGGACGGCTCGCTTCGCACGGACTTGCTGAAGCGGGTCGGCGATCTGGAAATGGAGCTCGCGACAGAGCGGCGCGATTGCGAGCGACGGCTAGGCCGGATGCAACAGAAGCTGGACGGTGCAATCCGCCAGATGGTGTCGTTCCAACTCATGACCGCGCAGTTGCTCCCGACCGGGACCGTGCCGCCCGCGACGCTCAACATGATGAAGACCATGACCGAGGATCTGCTGGGCTCTCTTACCGTCGATCCCAACGACGACGAGGATCCGGAGATGCGGCGCATGACCAATGTGATGAAGGACGAGGAATGACCCGATCCGCTATCTTCGACGCTGTGCGCCAGCGCGCTCCCAAAGGCGTGTTCGACGACCCTGGCAACATCTTGGCGCTCGACAATCTGCTCGATGCGTTCGGCGTTCCTGTAGAGCGCAACACCCGCCAGATCAGGCAGCGCGGCGTGGATCTCATCAAGTCGTTCGAAGGCTTGCGCCTAGAGTCCTACAAGGACGCGGTGGGCATCTGGACGATCGGCTACGGCAGCACCGGCGAGCATGTCGTGCCCGGCATGAAGATCACGGAGGCGCAGGCCGAACAGCTGCTGAGAGACGACCTGACGCGGTTCGAGGCATGCGTCGAGAAGTCGGCGCCGGGGCTCTCTGACAATCGGTTCGCCGCATGCGTGTCCTTGGCGTTCAACATCGGCTGCGATGCCTTCGCTGGCTCCAGTGTGTGCCGTCTTGCGCGTGCTGGCGATCATGGCGGGGCGCAGCGGTCGTTCGGCTTGTGGAACAAGGCTGGAGGCAAGGTGCTAGCCGGTCTGACGCGGCGGCGGGCGGCGGAAGCGGAGTTGTACGGATCATGAACACCGTCCCACACGTCAAGATCATCCTGGCCTTCTGCGCGCTCGGGCTCGGCGGCTATGCGGCACTAAGCCTCTGGGTGGTGCTGGTGAGCCGAGACGCCACCTTGCTGGGCGACGTGATCGGCACTTGGAAGAGCTTCGCCGTTGCCGCCTTCACGTTCTGGGTAGGATCTTCACTCGGCGGCAAGGCCAAGGCCGACAGTCCTAGTGGGAAGCCCGATGATCCAGTAAGCGTGAAAGAGACGGAGCCGCAGCCATGATCCGCAAGATCCTGCGCGGCGTCCTGAAGCCCATCCTCGGCAAGCGTAAAGCCGCTGTCGTGGCGGAGGTAGCGGATAGGGTAGTGGTCAAGCAGATCGACAAACGGACTGGTGGACTGGCCAGCAAGGCGGATGAGGTGTTGTAGCTGCGGGCCGGGCTTGATACCGGCTTCTTGGTCCCCCGAATATGGCTCGGGGGCACGCCTATAGCTCACAAACGCTGCCGTTTCTTGGTCCGGCAAACTAGCCTGTCCATCCACGCCGCCGCAGCCCCGCTAGAATCTCACATCCCGCCCCACCGTGCAAGCGCTTCCGCCACCTGTTCCACCAGCACCCTAGTCAGAGCAATCACCAGCAACAGGCCTATGATGATGACCAAGTAACGCCACAGCCTGTAGAGACGGGGTGGTTTCACTCAGAAAGGGCGGCGTCGGTCATAGCCCAAGTGCCTTTGCTAATGAGTTGCCCGCTACCTGCCTAAGACCGCCGTATGTATATGGGTTCTGCGCTTGCTGGAGAGCACTAAACTGTTGTGACGCAATAAGGTGTTGCTGGTATGCCGCTGCTGTGTCCCTGCTAGGGGCCGTTGCAACAGGAAGCGTCTCGGGTCGATATTTCATGAGCCAGGCAACCATATCCTCTGCACTTCCGGGAGCCAGCCAGAAGGCGAGCGAGCCTGGTTCCCAGTGCGGCCCGTACTCTTTCAGCCAATCGAAATCGCTGCTCATCACTTATCCTCCGGCTTGAAAGCAGGCTGAACGTCCCAAGGCCGCTGCCCACACAAATCGCACCGAAACCGCGCCCTAAGCTCGTCCATGGTGCGCACCTTATGCCTTATGCTCAAGACCGTGGGATCGAACAGCCTGTTGTTTCCGCATCGGCAGATCGCCTTTACCGCGTACCCCGCCCGAGCCACCTGTGACATGGTATCGGTCTTGATTCGGCCCATGCATGGACATTAGCTTGTTTCGGGTTTGTTCTGCAAGGCGGTGCGGGTGAACAGCAGTGTGATGTGGTAGTCCCACCAGCCAACGGCCAAGGCAAATCCACACACATTCGCGAAAGCTCTGTGGCAGAATACAATCCCGGGCAGAACCATCTTTTCAGGATCGTTGGATTTGCCCCTCTTGATCCTGATGCGCCACTTGCCCGCTGCGATCCGCTCGGCTTCAGTCTGCTGCATGAGGTTGCTCCTTGAGGGCGCGGGCATCTGACAGACCGGCCTTGTTGATCTCATCGACCCATTCGAGCAGCATAACCGGGTCAGGATGACAGGACGGCCCACCGCACGTACCCGATATGCGGTTAGCCACCTCGATCGCCTTTGCCTCCATGGTCGGGAATGCGGTAATATCACCCTCAAGGATCTCGCGAGCTTCCTGCAATCCCGCCTCCAAAGCCGCCACACTGGCGCGTAGCTGGGTGATGAGGTCGGCGGCTTGGAACGGCGCACTGTCCCGCGCCTTGTCCGGCATGCAGCCACCGTACTCGCCCCACCATGCGTCTGGTTCAAGCAACCGCTCCACCAGCTCGTCAGCTTCGGTCACGCGGCTTCTCCCTTCATGGTGGTGTGGTAGGCGGTGAGGGCTTGGCGCATTTTCTGATCGATTGCATCCCGGCACGACGGCAGGCCCTGCGCAGCCATGTCGTTCAAGTCGACACTCAGGTGGTCGAGCATGAGCCGATTTACGTTATGGTTCTGGATGAGGGTCCATCCATATGTCGAGCCATACTGAGCGTTCAGGGAAGCGTTGCAGCGGTCTAGGTAGTCAAGTCGTGCTTTATCAGCGAGAAGAGCCTCGATGTCGTGCTTCGCCACCACATCCCCGGTAGCCGTGGCGTCTGCTGCGAGGGCGGCGCGGGCGCACTCTAGCGCATGCTCCCAATTGCAAGCACCTCCCGCTTCGCTCAGCGCACGTGCCACAGCCTCAAGGCGGTTCTGGTTGGGTTGGGTCATGGGCGTGCCTCATCCTCTTCAGGGAACTCAGCATCGCACTTTGGGCAGCGACCAAACTCCAATCGGCCATCATTGCGGCAGTGGTCACAGCCCCATTCATCGTTATCCGCCTCCCCTTCACCAACAAGGGATCGGGCGCGGGCTCTTAGAGCGGCGGCACAGATCGCGAGGGCGGGGTTGGCGCCAAATCCATGTTCGGATACCTCTGCGAGGTCGCCCGTCACGCTGTTGATATAATCGCCGACACGGTGAATTTGAGCGCGGCCAGCGGGCTTGGCTTTACCGGCAAGGATCCAGTGCAAAGGCCCCTCATCAAGGCTCCACGTCATGCCGGCGGGCACCAGCGTCATCGCCGCGTCGATGCTGGCCGTGTATTGAACTGCGTGCGTCAGGCCATATGGCCCGCTTACCATCCGCCTCCGCTTTGGCGGTTCAGTAAACTCAACCTGCGTTTCCGTAGAGTTGTATGCTTGATTGTGCCCAAGATAGCGCTTGCCATTAAGGGCGCACCAAATTCGAGCATCAAGTTCCCGGCTCGGCCCATCCGCCGCTTCCACCTGAGCGGCGAGGGATTCTAGGGAGGTCATGGGGTCGGTCATGGCCGATGCTCCCCGCAGAACCACTCTGGCTTGGTTTCGGGAAACTTCGAGCTAGCTGCCACACCGATGCCGTACGGTGCGAGGGCCAGGATGCGCTGCGGAGGATATCGCCTGCACCGTCCTTCGACAAAGAACCTGCACGTGTTGCAGATTTTATCCATGCGCACTCTCCTGCAAAGGGGTGGATAGGCGGGTGAGGGTGGTGTTGATGCGCGTCACTTCCTTGAGAAGCGCAGCCGTGCGCTTGAACCATTCCCCTCGAATATGGGCTGATCGGAAGCGCTCGTGGTATTTCCACTCGTCGCCTGGCGTGCCTAGTCGTTGAGCGAGCAAATCCATTTCGTACGGGCATGCTGTCTGCAATGACTGCAGGCGGAAGGGCAGGTTGGTGGTGAAGCCGATCTTGACGGGCCCATCTCCATAACCAACGAAATAGATCACCCCCTGCTTATCTCCTCCGCGATCAAATCGGCGCGCGCGGCGGATGACTTCGAAATCTGGTGGGGTGTAAGTTTTTCCGCCGCTGGCCATGTCGTTGATATCCTTGGGGCCAGTTTTCCTGCCATTTATCTCGAAAGGCTGCAGAAAGCTGGGCGTAAGAGTAACCGACATTTACTTAACACCTTTCCAGATTTGGCTCAAGTCCGCGAGTCGCACTCATGTGTTTTCCACCCGCTTTCCTGGGCCTCCTTTGTTCTCGAACTTAAGAATGGCAGCTTTCGATAGCTTCTGCGTGTTCACGCGAGCGGCATAATGCTCCACCACGCGATAGGTCTGACCGGTGATTGCGGCTGTTTCAGGCACAGTGCACCCGGCCTCTAGCAGCGCATTGACAGCATTCTTGCGGAGGCCGTGCGGTACAGTTTCATGGCCCATGCTGGACGTAAACCGCTTCAGCTCCTTGCGGATAATGTCGTGGCTGATCGGGTTGCCTTCGTGATTGACCAAAATCGTCAAGCCTCGCTTCGGCGTGCGATCAAGCTCGGCCACCAGGTTGCTGTGCAAGGGCATGCGAACCGCATAGCCGCGCTTTTCCTGAATGATATGAAGCCATCCATTGGTGATATCCGACCAACGCATGGCGACCACATCACCGATTCGCTGGCCGGTGTAGTAGAGAAGGTGCACAGCTAGGCGAGTGCGGTCATGCTCTGCCTCTAAGGCCGCTGTCAGGACATGTTCCGGCCATGGGTGATGTGTGCCGGTCTTGAGCTTGTCGATATCCTTGGTCGGCTCTAGCGTCGTCTTGCCGCGCTTTCTGGCCCACGTGTACAGTACGCCAATGACGGCCAGGAACATGTTGTGCGCGCCAGGACCGGCCATCTCGTTATCCAAAACCAGTTGCACGTCCTCACGATGGAGGTCGTTCACCGGGAACTTACCGAGCAGGGAGGTAATGCGCTTGCCCGCCTTTCGGTATGCGTCTTGCGTGCCAAGGGAGAGCGCCTTGAACTTTGTGCTGTCCTCGAACTGCTCCACTAACTCGGCGACCGAAAAGCCTACGCGATCGCGCTTGGTGCGTGCCGCCTTCATGGCCGCATAACTGTCGTAAAATCCTACGGCAGATGGCGCCGGCAGGGGTGCGTAGATCGGCTTGCCATCTTGCATCTTGCCCGTGTTGAAGTAGGCATAGACCTTGCCCTTGGACCTTACGTACTTGACGTGATCGAGCTTAGGCAGCTTCGCCATAGCGGCCCCTTAGGTCCTTGCGATAGTCTGGCATTGCTTCACCTGCGATCCGCGCCAGAGCAGCATCCAGAGCGTTGCGGTGCCAATGCTCTTGGCCACCGAACCTGACGCCAGCGGGCAACCTGCCGCCAACGATTTCCCGCTCGAACGCGGGCTCGGTCATGTCGCAGTATTCTGCCGCCGTCTTGCGCCGCATCATTGCGGGCCATCGTGCCTGCGCCGTCATCCCTCATTGTCCTTATGGGGTGGGTTGGGGGCTAAATGCCACGACCACATTTCCCGGATAGTTTCGCCGCCGCAGCAGCACTCTCGGCCATCGCAACAGTACGGCGCATCGGCATCCCTCAACCATACGGTGCCCCGCCACTCTTGATAGGCGGCAATGAGCAGGCATCGGAGGACGCGCAGCTTGAACGACAGATCAGCCACAGAACCACCTCCAAACCCTAGCCCACACTCCCGGCGTATCGGTGACGATAGGACCGTACAGGCGCTTGCGATCGACCTCGGACATGGGGCGGTAGAGGTCTTTGGCGTCGGAGCGGGTCATCGACCAAACCCCGCATAACCATGAGTCGCAGACATAGCCCTATATCTGCGCTCACGGCGCAATGCCGCCTCCTCTTGCTTTGGCGTCAGAGGTGGTTCTTCCGGGCCTTGGTCATGCAAGAGGACGGCACTGTCATCCACGTCGACAGGAAAAGGATCAGGGCATCCGATGGTGTAAGCCATGCGAGACCCCTTTTTACCTTTGACTGCAACAGGCTCGAAGTTTCCGTCGCCTATGCGCGCCCAATAGAATTTAGCCTTTTCGTTCGCCATCACCCTACCTCGCTTTGCTTGTAGGCGGAGAGGGCGGCGTCGATCAGTGGCAGCGTGTCATGCGCGCTATCAGGGGTGTTGGCATCCGGCATGCGGATATAGCCAAACTCAATGCCGTTCGTGATGAACTGGCGCGCGGCTTTGAGCGCCTTCTCCACCACCGCCCGCTCTGGCTCGGGGTGCGAGGAAACCATTTTGCTGGCGTCGGGAGAATGGTCGCTGTCGAGGCGGATCCAGTTGCCGCCGTTTAGAAAACCACTGCCCTTCCAGTTGGGGGACATACTCCACCCACGGTCGTCCTCTATTTCGAAGAAACGACTGTTTTCCCATCTCACGGGATAACGCTTTCCGGCAGTCAGATAATCGCACTCAGCCGGCACGCTCTCAGCCACAGCATAGACCGTCATACCATCCCCCAAACACTGCGCTCGCCCTGCAAGCCCTCGTCATACCAGGCGTGCCCACGGTCAGCCTCACGCTCCAAGCTGTCTTGCGTCTCGGCTTCGTCGATCGCACGGACAAGCTCGTCCAGGTCGTAGGGCTGATAGGGCTCTGTGAAGATGTGACGGGCGCTCATGTGGTGGCTCCCGATTTGGCTAGTTCGATGCCGCGCTTAAGGGCCACAAAGATGACATCAACCGTCTCGCTCCCACTTTCTTGGTCTGTCAGCCAGAAGTCATAAAGCGCCTGCGCTTCCTTCATAATAGGATCAACCGGCGCTTCTTCGTTTTCGGCGATGTAGCGGGCGAAGGCAGTTAACGCGATATTGCACGGGATGTCCCTCTTTGACCAGAATGAGCAGCCGTAAGCTTTGTTCGCAAGAGAAACGGCCTTCTCAATCGCCCACTCGGGCACGTCATTAGGCACCTCTGCCATATCACTTCTCCAAAATGGGGGTTGGGCGCTCGGCCTGAAGGGCGGCGATGGCAGGCATATTGTTGAACACAGCTTGTGCGATGCGCCGCCAATAGCTCCTGCAACCTTCAGGCATGCCTTGCCCGCAGGCCGCATCCGACATTTCAGGCAAAGTGCTCCACAACAGGCCCGCTTCAAAGGTCATGATCTCCGCCACCACCTCCACCTGCGATGCGGATGCTGGGGGTGTGGCAAGGGCGGCGCGTCGTACCTCGGACACGAACTGAGCAAGATCCGTGATCGCTTCCCGCCTCCAGCAATCGGGCGGGTAGTGGCGCTCTGCTTGGGCTACATCCCACGGCGTTACCTCCCCGCTAACCGGCGCTGCCTGGGCGGGTGGAGATGATGGAGTGCGGGTGTAGAGCGGGGTTTCGATCCAGCGAGGCATTGACCTTGCCCATTGAGCGCGAGCGTCCATGTAGTCCGTCACGACAAACGAGCTTTGATAGCTCTCGCATGAGTACATCCAAGCCACCGCCTCGCCCATCTGCTCGGAGCGGTCTGTGTTGTCAGACATTACTGTTCTCCTTGAGGGGGTTGGGGGAGCGACATCCAGTGGGTGAACGGCCCAACTTCTTCGCTCGCCTCGACCCAAAAGCCGCCGCGCCATGCCACCACTGCATACACCGGTCGTCCTGTTTGAGCCCAGATGGCCAAGAACCATTCTCCTGTTTTTGGCGCCGTTTCGAACGGTTGCCATTCGTGGGAAGCGGCCATCAGAACCCCTCCACAACAGGCTGAAAGAATCCAGCAGCAGCAAGGATGACGATACCGTAGGCGACGGCGCGGGTGAGGAGCTTGGTCATGATGACCTCGCTTCACGCCACAGGCGGTCATCTTCGTGCATCCAACCATCTTGCCAATCGTCGAAGTAGATGGTTCCGCGCTCACGCTTACAGACTTCACGGCCCTTGCCGGCTAAGCGGGCTTTCTGCCCCGACTTCCAAGCGAGATCGCGACGGTATTCGCTGACATCAGCCATCATTCATCTCCAAAACATGAGGATGCTGCAATCAGAGCAGCGTGATCAGCTACAGCTGCATGGATCGCTTCAACCTCGCGGCGGTACTCTTCGCGAGTGGGGCCGAACGTCTCCCAAGATGCGTCGTAAGCGCGCTTGAGGCGGCTCTCGGCTTCAAGTGCGGACATGGGCGGCAGCGGGTCTGGCTTGAGGCCGAAGTGACGGTTGCGGCGGTCCTGGGCACGCCAGGCATCGATCGCAGCGTCATCCGCTATGGGAAAGGTTGTGGGGGCGTTCATGCGGCCCGCTCCTGACGTGCAACAGTCTTGGCCATGCCGATCAGCAAATCGCGGAACGGCAAAGGCGTCGCGTTGCGGATGCGCACCTTGTCTTTGCCGCCGACCATCGCGACGGTACCAATTCGCCTAGCCTTCTCGTAACCGTAGCGGTCAAGCATCCATTGCGGGATGCGCTGCTCACCGCGTGACCAGTCAAGTTCCGGCAGATCGGCGCCGACCGCATAGAGCCAAGTTGGCTTGCGGCTCTCATGGCCATAGTGGCCCTGCTCAACGTAGCAGGTGTGTCCGCCGTGGAAGTCGGCAGCGAGCCAGCCACCGCCACGCGTGGGTCTATTCAGATTAAAGTGCGCCCAAGCATGGCTGTCAGCCGGATGCTCCAGCACGCCGCCCCAGGTGCGTACAGCGCGCAGCGCGGCCGCAAAGCAACCTGCATCGTCGCCAAGTTTGTACTGGTGCGGTTTGCGGGTACTGCCATGCCAGAACCGCCCCCAGCGTTGGCAGGGCGGATGCGCAACCACAGGATTAGGGCCGGCGTAAAGGCGAGCGTCGCGCTGGATATCCCACGCATCAACGCCGGGAAGGCCGAAATAGCAGCCGTCCGTCTCGACATAGAGAGCGGCGATCGTCACGCCACAGCCCTCCACTCAGCCTGCTCGTCATGCAGGAAGTCGGAGTCCAGAGCCCAACCATGGTCACGCGGCGCGTCGAGGTCCGCCACCATGCCGGCAAAGTCCTGATCATCGTCACC